TGAATCAAGGGTCCAGATATTTTCTTTTTCAAAATAAATCTCTATGCCTTTTTCTTTAAGCTGCCTTACTGTGGTTAAACTGTCTACAGTATTTCTAGCAAACCTACTAACTGATTTAGTTATTATCAGGTCTATTTTTCCATCAAGAGCATCTGCTATCATTTGCCTGAAACCTTCTCGTCTTTTGGTGGAGGTAGCGGATATACCATCGTCAGTGTATATATCTACAAACTCCCAATCATCTCTACTTTTAATATAGTTAGTATAATAATCAACTTGGGCTTCATAGCTTGTTGCCTGTTCTTCACTATCCGTTGATACACGAGCATAGGCAGCAGTCTTTCTTTTTCTTTGCTCGTTAATAGGAGTGGAGGTGAACCTGCTAATAGTAGCAGGGATAGTTGTAACATTTCTAGTTGTGTTTGTGTTCATGTTTATCCCTCCAGACCTGTGTCATCATTTTACTTTGTTGTTTTTTCCTTTCCTCTGACCAAGAGGGCTGTTCTATCTTAGCCTCCCAGGGTTTGATTATTTCCCTTCCGTCATTGAAGTGGAAGATTAGCTCTTCATTTGAAGTGACTGTAACTCTAGCGATTTTTTCTGTAAATTTATCTGCATCAAATTCTTCAATCCCAAGAACATCTGAGGAGATTTCTTTTATTAGGCTTTCTTTTAAACCATTAAGCCCACATTTTCTATTAGAACGGCATCTCCAATGTCTAACTTTTTCACCACTAACCCGAGTATGCGAGTATCGATGTAAATTCTGCCCGCATTTTCCACAAGTAATTTTACTGGAAAAACAGGTTATTTCCCCTGAACTTCGAGGGTTCTTTTTCATGTACTCTGATTTCTTTTTTCTAGCTTCAGGAGTCCAGAAATCAACTCTTGCTGATGATTTCCACTTTTGGTTTTGAGTTTGACCGTCATAAAAATGTAGGATTAATTCATCTTCACCTCGAACGACTACTTTTTCAATGTCTTCAGAAAAAATATCTTCATCAAAATTATCTGTGCTAAGAGCAATAGCTAAGTGCTTCTTTAACATCTTTTCAGGTACATTTTTGGAAGAACAATACTTGATCCCTTTTTCACTCTTGGTTCTACATGTCCAAATGTAGTAGATTTCATCACTTTTTTTGCCTTGTCTTTTTCCGCTTCTCCTATAACTTTTACCACAGATATCACATTTTATTTTACTAGTGAAGCAGGTAGTGTTTAGGGACTTGTTTGCAAGAGGTCCAAGCTTTCTTCTTCTTGCTATTTCAGCTTGTACTTTATCAAATGTTTCTTTTTCAATAATAACGGGATGAGTGCCTTCTGCATAATACATGGGAAGTTCACCATTGTTTATTACACTTCTTTGTGTAATGTGATTTTCTATATAGGTTTTTTGTAATAGTGAATTTCCAGTGTATTTTTCCTGAGTCAGAATACGTCTTATTGAAGTGTTGCAGAAATGTTTACCCGTATAAGATTTGATTCCCATTTCTGCAAGCTGCTTTTCAGTTTCCTCAGCTGACATGTTATTAAGAAAATTATTATAAATGAGCTTCACGACCTCGGCTTCTTCAGGTACGATATTAAACTGTTCACCATCCCATCTGTAGCCGTAGATGCAGAAAGAATTAACAATTCCTTTCTGGAAACCTTTACGAATACCCCATTTAACATTCTCACTTATTGATCTACTTTCCTCTTGAGCAAAGGAGGCGAGAAGGGTAAGCATTAGCTCTCCATCATCACTTAATGAACTGATTTTTTCATTCTCAAACCTAACTTCAATTTCCAAGTCTTTTAGATATCTTACTGTTTCTAAAAGGTCAACTGTATTACGTGCAAATCTTGAAATAGACTTAGTAAGAATAATGTCAATTTTGCCATCTTCACAGTCTTTAATCATTCTCTGAAATTCAGACCTTTTATCAGTTGTACCAGTTATTCCTTCATCAGCATAAACCCCAACATATATCCATTCTTTATTCTTTTGAATGTAAGAACTGTAGTGACTTATCTGTGCTGACATGGAATGAAAGGTACGACCTTTTTCTACAGATATCCTGGCATAAGCTGCCACCTTTTTTCTGCTCGGAAGAGTAGGTAAAGTAGATTCTATCTTCCTTATTTTCCTCATTAAATCACTTCCTTTCCTTACTATACATCACTTATAAAGCCTACTAAGTCAAGGTAATGTAGCAATTAAAGGAGCTATTTTAGGTTGATATTTTTCAAGCATTTCTTCTTCAAATTGATCATATTCACAAGGGGTAAGCAGTCCCTTTTCGAGCATAGATTTTGCAATGGCCATGGTTATCCCATAGTCCTTTTCAGTATTAAACATTTCTTCACTCATGATCATCACCTCCAAATCGATGGGAGATGTAGCAGGAGTGGCTGCAGTATTTTCTTTTGGAGTTTCCATAGGCAGAGAAGGGTTTATCACAGTTATCACATTTAAAAGAATAAATGGCTTTCTTGTTTACTAATTCAGGGTGAGAATTCCACCATTTAACCCTGCAATCATCAGAGCAGAACTTTAAAGGTTTTCTACCAGGGGTTTGTTTTAGTTCCTTACCACAGTTTTTGCAGAAACTTTTATTGATGTTTTTATTTTCTTTTCCAATATGCCCAGCTAAATTGTTTCTTCTACAGAAAGATTTAATTGTATTTATTGAGATGCCAAGGGCATCAGCAATTTTTGAATAACTAATACCAAGATTTCTAAGTTCAATAATTTTTTCTTTTTGTAATTCGTTCACAGCAAACCTCCCTCTGAGAGGCAAAAGAAAAACCCCTCACTATCTAAAGGACAGTGGGGGGAGAAATCCGTAGTAATATTTAATTATTCGTACTTTATAAAGGCATCAGTAAAACCTGCCTTTTTAGCTTTGGCTAGTTGCTTGTCTGCATTAGCCTTAACAGAATAGGCTCCTATTTGTACCCTATAGAGTTTAGGAGAGGATGAAGGTGTCTTTTTCACGTCATTATTGCTACGGATTGTTGCCTTTACATCAGCTCTAAAGATATCCATACTCTTCCCGTGCTTTGGGAACCAGTGCATAACATCAGCATGGTTGCTGGCTATTCCTAGCTTATGACCTTCACTATGACAGATAATATCTCTTTCACTAAGATCATATAACTTGCAAAGATAGACACAAAGTTCGATAGCTTCCTTATAAACCTTATTAAAATAAGATGCATCCGTTAGATTATCTTCACAGATTTCAAAACCTATATGCGTATTGTTAGCATCACCACCAGCATGCCATCCCCTATAATCCCAAGGCAAGGTTTGGTAGGTGGCAATAGATCCGTCAACAAGCTTACCAATAAAGCCATGAACACAAACCTGCCTTCCATCAGGCTTTGCTTGATTCCAGTGGTTGTTGTATTGATTTTTTCCTAGCAGTCCATCATCTGGCCCAACATAACGTTTTAGATTAGGATTATTTGCACCTGTAGAATGAACCATTATTCCTTTTGGAGTGATAGTCCTTCCAGCCTTATAACAATCGTTATTTACAAAGATTAATTTTCTTAAATTCATTATTCGTTTCCTCCTTTATTGTGTAACTGGGCTAAGATATCTTTTAATTTCTCTGTTATTGGTAGTCCTAGCCTTGCTGCATTTTCAAGCATGGATACTCCTTCATTAGAGCAGTAGAAAAAGATGATTGCTGTTCTTAAAACGCTGCCATCTCCAATTAAGTGGGTGTCTATGATATGGCCAATACCGACTAAGACAAGGATGAGCACCTTTTTAAAGATGCCCCTAAAGCCAACCTCACTTGATAGGGTTTTATCTACAATGGCACACATAACTCCTGTTATATAATCAGCCACCATTAAGGCAACTAGAGCATAGAGAAAGCCATCAAGACCCCCCAAAAACCAACCCACAAAGCCCCCAAGAGCAGCAAGGGCAACCTGTAACCACCTGAACGCAGTGTTCAGGTTTTCCATTATTTCTTTCATGATTTTTCCTCCTTAATTTTTTATATAAAAAAGGAGCACCTGCTAAATTGCAGATACTCCTAAGTTTCTATTTATATTTGATTTGGTAGTGCCTCCCAGACCCTCATATCTTCCTGGCCTAAAGACCAGATAGCAATTCCTCGAAGTTTCCACCTGTAGGCCGCTTCATTTGACCAGTAGACAAGACCATCTACATCTTGATAGTAGAGAATAGAAAAACCATCCGCATCTCCTAAAAATAATCTAGAAAGCCAGATGTTTATATCCTTTGGAATAATCTTAACTGTATAGTCATTGCCACAGCTTAATGGAAGCAAGGGAGAATGGAAAAAGTCATAGTCCATTGATATGTCCTCGCTCCTTGTAGCTGATTCTTCCACATCGCTATTGAGAGTAAAGACTTGAAATTCATTATCCCAAGTAACACCACTTCTTGATAGCCTGCCATATTCAGTCTTGGATCCATCTGGAAAGACAACGTCAAATCTTTCATAAGGCTCATAAGTCCAAGCATCACCAAGCCTTAAAAGCTCTGAAATAATAGGACCCTCTGATTTAATGCCTGCATAACCTCCAGTAAAAGAAGATAGATTGACTGTAAAACGAAGGCTATTACTAGCTCCAGAATAAACCCTTACTCGGTTTCCTCTTATCCTCATTTCAATGGTGTACATATTAGGGTTTGAGCGGAGGGATGAAGAAGGTGTTCTTTTAAATTCAGTACTATAACTTCCCAAAAGTGAAGAGCCCTTGTATAGTTCTATCCTCTGTGTGCCGTAGTTAAAACAGCAAAATACATCGCCGCAGAATATCCCTGCCTTACCACTGGTGCTTTCTTTAAAAGCAATTCTAGCCCTTAAATGAATATCCTTAAAGTTACTATAATTCCAGGCCAGCTCTCCTGATCCTTCTAGTTGGGAATAAGGTCTATCGGCTGTGCTTTCAGGGTCTTGCCAAACTTCCCAACTACCGCTTAGAATGTCCCAATAGCTAGATGGCAGAGGATTAGGATCCCTAAAGTCCTCATACCAAATTAAGGCTGAGTCTGGCTTTCTTCTTAAGACTTCAGTTGTTAATTTAAAGCCTCTATCTGGCTCTGCCATATTTCCATTTACATCTTTAAACATCCTAGGTGAAAGGGTAAACTCAGCCTCGCCTGCAGAAAGTTCCTCTTTAAATTTAGAACAGACCCTAAAGCCAGAGAAGATAACACCAGGAGTATTACTACTTATGCTGACAGTATGGGTACCAGCTGAAAGAAAGACACTAGATGATAAAGAGAACCAACAGCTAGTTCTCCAGTATGGCCACCAGAGCCTATTTTCATTGAAGCTTTTACTAACTCCATCTAGAGAAACTTTGATATTGTTCTTATCCCAAAAAGGAAAAATAACCTTAATGGCAAGATCATAAGTGCCAGCATTAGTAATTTGAAAATTATAATTTGCCTCACCATCAGCTCTGATAGTAGCAGTAGTATCAGAAAGTATAATTCCATCATTATAAGTTTCTGGATTTCCCCCATGTCGCTCTATATAAATAGTTCCAAAGTCTGTTTTTTGCTCCTTACCATAGGCGGTTAAATACCTGCGGCGATTATAGCTTGCACTTATAAGAGGATAAGACCTATCAGTTGAATCTGCTCCTTCCATATAGTCATAAATGTGAGGGAGTGCCCATGCAACCTTATCATAGTCATCCCAGTAGGCTATTATAGGTATCCGAGGTTGAGGTGGTCCATCGTCAGTGAAATTATAACCACCAGTCATCCAAAGCTGTGCCGCATAATAAGTATTTGATATTCCTCTATATGAAATACCTAAGTTTTCAGGAGTATCATGTATCCGCCAGTTCCAGCCATATCCAGGAAGGCCTAAAAATATTTTATCTGGATCCATAACTCTTGAGGCATAATCATAAATACCTTCAAGCCAGTCTCTAGGAGAAACAGGTCCAGGAGCAGAACCAGCCCAAGCCATACCATAACTCATAATAGCTGCAGTATCACAATAGGCATCTAAGTCTTCATAAACACACCAATTCTCACCACCTACTGAGCCCTCCACACTTGTCATTCCAGGAAGGCATATATTTACTAGTTTTGATGAATCATAATTTTTAACTCTTTCATAGATATTTTTAAAGAGGAGGTTAGCAGCATTTCTATTTTCAAAGCCACCGCCACGTTCAAGGTCAATATCAACTCCAGAGCACCAAGGGTATTTATCAATGATTCGTATAATTTCATTTAGAAACTTGTCTTTTGCTCCACCTGTGTTATTTCTAAGAGCAGTAAAGATAGATGCAGTACCATGGTTCATAATTGTAAGGAGCCATTTGATATGAGGCCACTTATTTATATAGGGCATCATGCTGGAGATACTGGTTCCTGTTTCTCTAATCGTTCCTGTAATATCTACTTCAAAGGTGAAAATTCCAACTGTATCAAGGCGGTCTCCATAATCTCTTAGGGCTTCATACATCCTGGCATTGCCCATAAAAGACCAGACCATGCACTTTTTACCCTTAAGATAATTCATAGTTTTTCACCGCCTTCCTGCATTTCTTCAAATTCAAATAGGATTTTGGCTGATTTCTTATCTTCAAGCTTTACATTATGCTTGCTATCACTTGCAGCCGTATATTGGAAAAAGCCCTCTTTAGCAGTTGGGCTATTGTTTCTAAGACACTCCCTAGTGGAGGCCTTTATTTTTATTTCATCTTCTTTGTTAAAGGCTGACTTCAACCTTAACTTATGAGCACCAGCTCCTTGGGAAAGCTCTATACTATTTGCCTGCATGTTTTGGATTGGATAGATATAAGCATCTAGTCCTGCTGATGTTTTGCCAAGATTAAAAAGGACAATAGTTTCCTTACCTCTTACGATTCCATTATAAAATCTCTTAGGAGCAATATTTCCATTTTCCTTATATCTTTCAAGCATTATTTCTGTATTTGGAGTATAGCCTGTAAGGTTAGAGCCTTCTTGGAGCTGGAGGTCAGTAAAATAGATCCTACCACTACAATCATTTATAAAAGGCTTAACTCTTATAGAAAATACCTTCTTATCTTCCTTTAAGTTAAAGCTCTCAGAAAACCTTGTAAATATCATCAATCCACCTACCCATCAAGAGTCCATTTTATTTCTGAAACATGGCCAGTCCAGCCTGTGGCAATTGAACCACCTTGTAAAAATAGGTCTGTAAAATAAACAGAGCCTGTGGAGTCAGAAATAAAGAGTCTAACAGTTAAGGACTTTATTTTCTTATAAGAGGATATGCCATGGGCTACTTCATTAAAAAAGACCATAAATTTTACCTCCTAAAATAATTCAATTATTCTGGTTTCACTTGTCCCATCCTCATATTCAATAAGGACTTCAATTCCTACTTGGCCATTAGGACCTTTCGATAAGTTTTCCGATGCTATTTGAGCTGAAAGAGTGTAGTTCCTTCTGTTGGCAGGAAAGACTGTCTGGGATAAACTCTTAGTCATTCCTAAAACCCCGTCTGCTTTAAAGGAAGCATCGCCTGAAACACCATTATTAGGATCTACTGAAAAACCAGAATTAAGCCAGTAGGTCATTCCATCATCAGCTCTGGAGTTTCTTAAATGGTTAAAGGGAACTAGGTCTTTAACTTCCTGCCTATCTAATACATCCGTAGAAGAAAGCATATCTGCAGCCTTGTCCCACTGGGCTGATGAGTCTCCAAGTTCTCTTAACTTAGTAGATAATTCTAGGACTGTTTTCCAGGGCTCTTGAAGATTATATTGCCTTCTAATAATTCTAGTTTTTACATAGAGGTTTAACTCCTTGTCATGGACAGTTACGATATCGCCTAGATTCCATGTTTCATGTTCATAGCCAGTTAAAATAGATAAATCCATAGCTGATAAAACATAGGATATTCTAGGTTTTGCATACTGGCCAAGTCTCATGTTTGCAAATTCCAGCATCTGATAAGGGTTAGTAAAGGAAGAAGCATCAAGACTTCCAATTCTAAGTTCAGATGAATAAGAGAAATCTTCAACATAATCTTTGCCATTATTTATAGATGCAAAGGTCATCCCATCTTTACCATAGGCATAAAGCCTGGTAACAAGACTTCTAGTATCTACAGTCCTTTCAATACTCTTCATGTTTTTCTTGTATGAAAATAAAGCACCGCTATCTGTCCCACCAAAGCTTAAAAGATGGACTAGACGGTTGGCACTGTCAAAGATTAAATCTCCACCATGTATATTTTGAGTAGCCCTTAAAATAGAGAGAGCATTTCTTTCTGTGGACTCCCAGGTCCTTTTAGTAGAAACAGTTACATTCCCTAAAGACCAGCCAGTACCAAGCAAGGCATAGTTCATAGGAACATTTGGAAGGTCAGCAGTGAAGTCTCTATTTTCTTTTTCTACACTAAAGGACAAATCATAAAAGGCAGCCTCGGCATAAACATAGCTTATGACCTTACCATCTGCAGTTTTTTCATCCTTAATGGTTCTTATTCGGTAAACATCATTTACTATTTGAACTTGTTTTTCATTATTGAGGCTTTCTCTTTTAGGATCATGGAAGGGTAATTTAAACTCTAAAATATCTGCTCCATTAACTTCACTTGTAACGATAACGTCAAAGGCATTATCAAGGACTGACTCCCAAGCACCATTTGAATCTAAGACTACAGGCCTGGCGAATCCCAACCTTTCATAAGGTGGTCTTGGTATATCGTGAAGCTGTATTTCTAATAGCTTAGGGCTCTTAGATGGGTTGGTTGATGTAAGTGTTACCCTATATCTAATTAAGGCCTTGTTAGGGGATTGAAGCTCCCCATTAGGCCCAAGAGCCTGCCATTGGGTCCAGCTTTCTAAATCATCAGAGGTCGATGTTTCTACAAGAGCTATTGATGTTTCTCCTGCAGTATATTCGCTTAAAATAGAAACCCTGCCAGTTCCAATCAATGAACATTCTGCCGACCTAGTATATAAGACTCCACTTGAAGGATAATCTCCATCAATTTTTCTAAGTAGAACAGAATCAGCTTCAGTTAAGGCATCAACATTTGATGATAAATCTCCACCATTGGCCATTATGGAATTTTTAAAGTGGTCAATTAAATCATCTATGTTTGAATTAGATTTTTTTTCATAGAACCAGTCATCGAAGCCACCAGCATAATAGTAGGCATTTGCATGCATGCCCATTACAATATTTGCAGTACAAGATTTATTTAATTCTCCTGTAAAGCTTCTTATAGGAGAAGTCCAAATTGCTCCATCGCTACGATCACATACTAGGTATTGAACAGTTTTATTATTAACTTCAATGATAGTAGCGATAAAATACCAGCCATTATTCTTCAAGCTTATGCTAGGAGTTTCTGTCTGGTCATAAATTAAGGATCCAGAAGAATTGTATAGCATTAACCTTGGCCTACCTTGATATAAAGATATATAGAAGATTGGCTGACCTGGTCCTTGTCTTGTATTAAATATGGGTATAAAGTTTTGTCCTACAGAGTAAGTCGTAGGATTTATCCAGCCACCAACAACAATCTTTTCTCCCAAATCAGTAAAAAAGCTACCATCATTGGTAGCCAGTAGGTGGGACTTTTCACTTGTAGGGTTTACAACATTAAACCTAAAATAATGACCCAACTTTCCAGCAGGAAAAGATGCTGAAGTTCCAGACCAAGCAGATATAAAGAAATCTCTTTTATAAGAACTTTCATCAGCAGTTTTTGTATCTTCCCCAGCTGTATTTTCATTAAACCTCCATAGGCCTTGTGTCTTTTCATTAAGAGGAAATTCCCCTGTAAAGTCTGTTTGTGTTTTTAATACTGATTTAATGGCCACTATATCACCTCCAACAACTCTTAGCATAAATTTTTAATTCAGAAAAAGTAGCACTACTAGTCTCTATTTTTACTTGATTGTTTCCCTTGTTAAGAATAGGAAAGTTTAACTCATCTAAAATAGGAAGACCATTTCTTAGAACATTTCCATTACTGTCAACCACCCTAGAAGTAAGAAGGGAACTATCTATTATTAGGGTTTCTCCTGTTAATATTTTACCAGTTAGCTTTAACTTATCACCATTAGTTGTTATTTTTATAAAGGAAGCAGATGATGAATCAATAGTTCCTTTTAGCTGGTAAATTGGGTAAGATTCTATATTACCTATAGTTCTAGTTATATTTTGAGTTCCGACCTGTGAAAGAGTAAAGCTCTCATCTGTTAAGGCATATCCATTCGGATCTGGACAGATAAAGGTCAGTTCAAAGGCTCCTGCACTAGAGAGTATCCTTTCACAGTCTATTTCTGTATTTAATCTTGCCGAGAAATATCTATCTGGTATATCATCAAGTACTAATTGCTTAAGACCCTCCATTGGATTAAGCCAGGCTGAAATATCATCAAGAGCCTTAATTAAATTTTCAAGCTTCCTTTGAGGGTAAATATTGCAGCTGATTTTAATATATCTTTCTGAGCTATCACAGCCAAAGTCTGCAATTCCTATTTTTCCTGGTACTATTTCATAGGCATTTCTAGGAGCAGGAGATGCTTGCCAGCTAGTAAGCTTTGCTTTAATTTTCATATCTTTAGAATGTACTCCATTAAATATAAAGCCCAAACAACCACCTCCTTAAACAGTTATAAATCTTCCTTGAGCCCTTGATCCAGTTTGCATCAAGTTGTATAATTCTTGGGAAACTTTCCTTATATCTTCTTCGCTTCTTACAATCATTTGCTCTACAGTTACAAGAGGTCCTGAGCCAAAAGCTGCTGCGGATCTACCTGTTCCATGTAAGTTAACATTGGAATCTACATCAAAGTCTTTAGGGATAGCTCCTTGTATATCGTCTGACACCTTATCCATAGCCTTATCAAAGCCTTCTCCAAGACCAATAGCCATATTATCTCCAATACCTGCAAAGACAGTAGAAGGAGATTTAATACCAAGTACACCCTTAACTCCGCTTACAATTCCACCTACAAAGCCACTAATTTTATCCTTTATCCAGGTAACCATTGAGGATATACCATTCCATAGACCTTTAACTATGTCTTTACCTACGCTTACTATTGAAATAGCAGCCTTTCCAATCCCTGTAATAAGAGCAGTTACAATTTGAGGAATAGCAGCTATTAGTTGAGGGATTGCTTTAATTAAACCTACAGCCAGCTGTAAAATTATTTTAATTCCCATATCAATAATTAGTGGTAGGTTGTTAGTAATAAAATTAATTATCCCGTTTATTATTCTAGGTAGTGCCTCTATCAATCTTGGTAAAGCGTCAACTAAGCCTTTAGCAAGTCCCATGATTATTTGTAAGGCTGCATTTAATATCTGGTCCATATTTGCTAGTAGAGTTTCAACGATTAAGATAATAGCCTCTACAATAGATGGGATTAGCTCAGGTAGTGCTTCTGCAATTCCAAGGGCTAGGGCTACAACTATTTGTATAGCAGCTTCAATGAGTATGGGTAGGTTTTCAATAATAAATTCAGCTACCGTTGTTACAAGATAGACCACCATTTCTATTAAAGGAGCCACGTTTGAAACTATGGCATCAATTATTCCAGTAAGAAGAGCAATAGCTCCTTCTAAAAGTGGAGGGAGGAGGGTAGGAATTAGCTCTACTAATACATTTACGAGTTCAGTTAGCATCACAGATACCATCTCTATTACTTCAGGTAGGTATTCACTAATTCTTTTAATTACATCCATTAAAAAAGATGATATTCGCTCCCCTATAGCTGTAATATCACCTTCTTGAAAACCATCATTTAAAATTTCGGTTACATCTCTTACAAGGGAAGTAACATCACCTACCACTTCACCTGCCATATCTGAAAACTGTTCTCCAATAACTATTTGAAGGCCTTCATAGGCAGATTTTAAACTTCTAACTGAACCTGCCAGACCACTTTCCATTGTTTCAGACATTTGCTGGGCTGCTCCGTCGGCATTCTCTAGTTCTTTATAGAGATTATTCATCTCATCGCCTGTACCAGATAAAAGAGCATTTACACCAGCTAAGTCTTGTTTATTAAAGATATTACTTAAGGCATTCATCTTGTCTGATTCAGAAAGACCGCCTAATTCTCTGTTTAAGTCTTCAAAGATGTCATTCATCTCTCGGATATTTCCTGATGAATCAGTAACACTTATTCCTAAAGCATCTAGTTCTTTGGCAGCTGCTGAGGTAGGAGAAGTAAGGCTCATGATTATATTTCTAAGTTTTGTTCCACCTTCAGCACCCTTAATACCTCTATTTGCTAAGACTCCAAGCATGACATTAAGAGTATCTAGATCCTGGCCTGCATTTTTCATGGTAGCACCAGCGACTAGAATTCCCTCACCAAGTTGCTCTACGTTGGTATTAGACTTTTGAGATGTTCTAGCCATCATATCCATGTAGGAATCCATGTCTGATATTTCAAGACCTAGAGCTGCCATTGAATCTGTTACTAGGTCTGATGCCTTGGCTAGATCCATTCCTCCAGCGGCAGCTAAGGTTAAAACTCCAGGAAGGGCTTCAATAGCTTCTTCGGCATCATAGCCTGCAAGGGCTAAAAAATTTAAAGCATCTGCAGATTCAGAAGCTGAGAACCTAGTACTAGCACCTGCATCTTTAGCAGCCTGGGATAGTTTTTTAAAGGCTTCTTCACCTTCTTCGCCAACAAGGCCCATGGTAGCTTGGACCTGTTTCATTGAGTCCTCATAATCTGCATAGACATTTAAGGAATCTTTTATCCACTTACCAGTAGCAACAGCACCAGCCCCAATAGCGGCCATAGCAGCAGCTGCGACCTTAAGACCTGCAACTAAAGTTTTACCTGCAATTTCACCAGCCTGCTTTAAACCACCGACCAACTTATCTATCTTTTCCTTATTTAGCTTTTTAACTTCAGTTTGAGACTCTTTTAATTCTCTTTCCATGTTGTTAAGTTCAGCATTGGCGTTATTTAGCTGGATCTGCCAAGCTAAAGTTCTTCTGTCATTTTCACCAAAGGAGGAGGCGGCGTTGGCTAAGGCTTTTTCTAAGGTTGATACCTTGTCCTTTTGTGCATCTATTTCCTTATTAAGTTGATTGTTTCTGGCAGTAATAGCCTTTATTGATTTATCATTTCTATCAAATTCAGAAGATACGAGTTTCATTTCAGAACCTAGAACCCTGAAACTTTGATTTATTTCTCTGAGGGCATTTTTAAATTGTCTTTCACCCTCGATACCTATTTTCAAACCAAAATCAGACAAGTTATCACCTCCTTAAATGCCAACTGGAATAATATCATCAATAAAAACTTCTCTTTTAGGCTTAGCTATACCAGTAAATTGTTTATGGATTTCCCACTGGTCTAGTAGTTCCCCTATAGGCATAAGCCAGACTTCAACCTCTGGTCTATGAAGCTGGCTTACACCATAATAAATAAGTCGAGCAAACAATTCTTCATCGCTTACTCGACCTCCACGTTTTTTGATTCAGTTTCCTCAGATTCTACATTTCTTTTAGTTCCCTTAAACATAGCCTCCATAATGGCATCTTTATAGGTTGCTAGTTCATGGGGAGAGGTTAGAAGTTCCACATCATCTTCAGTTAGCAGTTCTTCTTTTTCTCCATTTAATCTGCTATTTATTAAAATACTTTGATTGGCAAGTAGAGCAATAAGCCATACGATTTCTTCTAGGGCCATCTCAAAATTTTCAGCTTTCATTAGCTTTTCACCTAGATTTTCAAGACCACCGTATCTTTTTGCGATTTCTTTTGTGGCCTTTGTAGTTAGAATTAGGCTGTACTCATTGCCACCAATAGTGATTAAGCTTTTCCTATCATTATCAAGCATTTTATTCTTCACCTCCTGCAGTAAAGACAGGTTCATAAACCTCGGTATACCAGCCAGTGATTATTTCAGATGATACACCTTCGTCACCTTCATTAACCTCGGCTTTCCATGGGTGTTTCCCTTGGCCGTCTATTTTATTTCTACGAAGTACAGTCCCCTCAATAGTGGGGGTGGAGAAGGTAATACTATCTCCCTTGGTAGTTAGGTTAGTGGCGGGGATACCAAATTTCACACGGTAGAGCCAGAAATATCTGTATTTTCCATTTGCCTTTTTTGCCCTAAAACCAATAGCTACAGGGTCACCGCCATCTTCGCTAGTTGAAATTAATACATTATTATCATCAATGGTTGATCCAGTTAAATCACTGGCAATGGTGGCACCAATATCGTCAATACCAAGGGATAGGGTTCCGTTTTTAAATTCCTTTATAATCTCTGCAGCCCCGTCATCGGCATAAAGAGTTGCTTCAGCAAGTTCTACAGAAAGTTCTGCTGTTATGGCTTTAGCTAATGGTTCAGGGGTTTCATAAGTTTCATCCCCATTTGATTCTTCAGTTATTTTTGCATAATAAAGTCTATCAAGACCTATTGTTGCCATAATTTAGTCCTCCTTATCTAATTCAAATTTATATGTTTTTATTACATCGATGGCATAGTGGTGATAGCCTGTATCATCCTCATGGCCAAGGTATCTCATATCAGTAATAGTAAAACCCGCACTGATTAAAGTACGGGTTAGTGTGTTTTTCATCTTCATATAGTTGCCTTTGGAAAATAAGGAAAGTCTTACTTCTTGGTTTTCAAACTCTGGTAGGTTGTCTGCATAAAGGTCAAATGAATCTACCAGAGGAGTTAGTACCAAATAGAGATCTGGAGGTCTTTCAGAAAAGACTCCTGTTTCAACAGGGATGCCTTGATTCTCTATAAGAGTATTTAGTTCTTCTAAAATGGTCATAAGTTCTTAACCTCCGTCTCAAATCTATCTTTCATGGCTTCTATGCAAGGTGCTCTTGAAGTTCTTCTTGCAGGTTTTAAAAAAGGCTTAGCTGCCTGATTAGATCTACCATATTCAAGGATATTAGCTATCTTGGCATTACTGTCTCCATCGCTTCTTGGTTCTTTAAAGCCTACCTTTATATTGTGATGTCCTCGTCTATCCATTAGAACTGGGGTAAGGCCTAGAGAGGAAACAAGCTCACCAGTAGAACGGCTTCTTATTTTTGTATTCTTACCAATAGAAGATTTAAGCTTCGACTTTACTTCATCTAATACAACCTCGCCACCAGACTCTAAAATCTTGGGAACAATTTCATCCGTCTTATCTCCAAGCTTAGAAATTTTAAGAAGAAAATCTTCAGGCATCCTCATTGTTACTTTTGCCATTAGGAATCACCACCTTTTTTGCTAAAACCTCAATATACATATTTCTGTTTCTAATGTTTTCTACACTTATGATTTCAAAGTATTCATCCTGGCAGATAATTAGCATTTCAGTTGTAATTAATATCTTTGGTATCCTACGAAACCTAAAGAGGGTAGTAGCATCAGGAAATAGGGCTCTATTGGCCCACCTTTTACTAGCATTTTTATCTTCCCTATAAGCCCTGACTTGTGCCAAAAGGTTAAAAACATCTTCACTAAAGCCTTCATCATCTTTAACCTTTTCGATAATAATAAGGTCTATAGGTGTATTTATTTTTCCAATACTCATGATTACACCTTCCAATCCTTATCAAGCCTTAAAAGATTATTGATTGTTTCCCTAGCTTTTTCTCCAGCAAGGGCAGTATCAGAAAAGAAACCTCCTGTACTACCATCTCTACTTTCATAGAAGTGGGAGGAAAGCATAATAATGGCCTGCCTAGTTACTGGGGTCATTTCATTTTCATTGTAATAACCTTCTTTTAAGTGTTGAAAACTTTCAGCATAGGATATTGAGGCGGCAATTTACATCTCTAAAAGCACATCATCTTCATTATGTTCCAATATTAAATTAGCCTTTACACTTTCAAGCAGTGTCATTACCGCCACATCCTTTCAAAGATTAATCATCTGCTGCCATAAGACCTGCAATCTTAAGTTTAGATAGAAGGGAATTGAAATCTTCTACTAAACTTTCTACCTCAGTAGCTTCACTATCAACTTGATTTTCAAGTACGGGTATACCTGGAGGAGTAGAAGGAAGGCCAGTTACTGTAGCCCCCTCTTTAATTTCTAAAGTTCCACCTATAACGGTCTTTTCTCCGCCCTGTTCTGTATAATTCTTAGTGTTATAAGTCATGGTTTATACCTCCTTATTTTTGCTTTAAAAGCTTAACTGCTTCAGGAAGGATTAGCTTTCCATCAACTCTCTGACTACCTAGGAAACCTACCTGTCCGCTAGTAGCAAACAGCTCATTTAATCTCTTAAAAGAACGACCTTGCCTATCAGCAATCCAGTAATATCTAAAGTCACCAAAAGCTATAGTATTTGCACCGCCAGCAATTGTAGGAGCATAGGCAGATGTAAATACTGGTCTATTTAAAAGAGTATCGGGTGTTCCAGCGGTTAGGGATGGTTGCCACAAATACTGTCCTTGACCATCTTTTAGCTTACGAATAGCTTTAACAGTAGCATCATTCATAATAAAGACCGCATTTTTTCTATAAGGAGCCTTTAAGGAATAAACTAAATCGATAACCTCATCTGCAGTAATAGCTGTAGCAGAGGCAGCAGTTACTCCTAGCTGACCACCAGCTGTAGCATTAAAGATACCAGTTGGTTTCCCTTCACCATCTCCCACAAGGAAAGCTTCTTCTTCCTTAGCACCGATTCTTCTAGCAAACTCAGTAGCTATATAGTTTTCAATAGAGAATACACTATCGTTTAATAGTTCATCGGATACTTTAATCATTGTTCCAAGCTTATAGGCACCGATGGAAGTTTGACCAAATATAGAATCGCTTTCTTCAAATTCCTCACCTTCATCAAGCCAAGCTGCAGATCCTTTGGTAACTACTACTGGGATTTTCCTATCACCACTTGAGGTCTTAATAACCTTAGCCAACTTTCTAAAGATGTTTTCCTCTTCAAGTGTAGTAATAAGAGTTTTTTCAAACTCATCTGGTGCCAGATATCCACCTTCAGAATCTTCTCCAATGGAAAGGGAGTTATAAATTTGGTTACCTGGGTTTTTCATTCTCATAGCATTCCAGAATGCACTCTTATATTCATCTGAAGCTCGACCTGTCTTTTCCTCTTCATCCTTCATGCCAGGCTTGTTAGAAATAGGAGAGGAGGTAGGCTTGGATAGTTCTAAATCAATCACAGCCTGTCTTTCAAGTCTCTTTATTTCTTCACCTAAGTTCATTACGTCTTCTTCCATTTGAGTATAAGTAGCTGTATCTTCAGCTGAAAGAAGCCCATTTTCATTTCTTCTTGAATCTAAAAAGGCCTTGGTAGTTTCCCAAAGCTTAGCTCTTTTTTCCCTAAGTTCAATTATTTTATTCATTCTATAAAACCTCCATTTATTTTTTAATTAGATTTAATCTAGTCATAAGTTCCTTATGAGAAGTGCCAGTTTCATTTTCTGGTTTATTTTCTTCTTCTATTTTTGGAAACTTACTTCTTAATGTGTTAACAACTGCTACCTTTTCAAAGATGAAGCCATTAGAAACATGAAGATCATCATCTGCTTCCTCATATAAAACCTTGTTAGCAAATCCTAGTTCCACTGCCTTTTTAGCACTCATCCAGGTTTCCATATCCATCATTTTGGATATTTTTTCTCTGGAAAGTTTGGTCCTAACCTCATAGGCATTAATAATACTTTCTTTAACCTCTGCTAACATTTCCTTAGCCTTTACCATGTCCGCTTCTTCACCCCAAATTAGGGTGGAAGGGTTATGAATCATAAGCATGGCCACAGGAGACATTGAAATTTCATCACCTGCCATAGCTATAACTGAAGCAGCAGAAGCGGCCAAACCATCAACCTTTACAGTGACTTTCCCTTTATACTCTTTTAGCATGTTGTAGATTTGGCTGGCTGCAAAGACATCTCCACCAGGGGAATTAATCCAGACGGAAATATCTCCATCTGATTCCATAAGTTCTGCTTTGAACTTTTTAGGAGTAATATCATCATCAAACCAGCTATCCTCTGCAATATAGCCATCAAAGTATAGGGTTCTTTCACCATCTTCATTCTTTATCCAATTCCAAAACTTCTTTATTTTCATCACCTCCATTATTATTTGCATAAGCTCCAACATCTTTAAGTTTGAGCATATTGCCATTAACCATATATGTGTTTCCGCCTTCGTCAAGGGGTATAGGGTTCATGTTTTCTAGACTTCTTACATCGTTGGGAGACATAAAACCATTTTGAATACCGATGGAATAACCACGCATTCTTGACTCATAATCTCCACGAAGTAGTCCCTCAACTAAAAAGGATACAAAGTATTTCTCTTTTTCTGAATCCGAGAAAAGAGCCTTATTTATTGATTGCTCTATCCTGACCAGCCAAGGTCTAATGGTGTGTACCACAAAACTAATTGATTGATGTTCTATATTAGAAAAGGTAGCCCTTTCTAAATCACCAACTAGATGGGGTGGCACTCTGAATATCCTGCATATTTCTTCAGTCTGATATTTTCTAGTTTCTAAAAACTGAGCTTGCTCAGGTGGAATACCTATTGGAGAAAACTTCATCCCTTCTTCAAGTACAGCAACCCTATGGGCATTTGATGTGCCTTGGTAGACTTGATTCCAGCTATCCTTAATCCTGTGAGGATCCTTTACTACTCCTGGATGTTCTAAAACTCCACCAGGGTTTGCTCCATTAGCAAAGAACTTGGCCCCATATTCCTCAGTCGCTAGGGCCATTCCAATAGCATTCTTAGCCATAGCTATAGGTGAATAGCCAATAAGGCCATCAAACCCAAGTCCTGGAATATGAAGAACCTCTGTATTTCTTAAGAGATGTTCTTTTCCTTCACTAGTGTATAAATAGTAGATTTCTCCCTTTTCACTTCTTTCAACTCTCATCTTGTCAGGTAGAAGAGGATAGAGGGAGACTACCTTTCCATTGCCATCCCTTATTATTTGTGAGTAGGAATTACCCCATAATAAAAGATGACCCATCAGTGTTTCTCTGAACACGAATGAAGTCATCTCAGGGTTGGGAGAGTCTGCAAGGAGGTGATATATAGGATGACCTCTTGCTTTTTCTTTCCCGTTTTTAGTATTCATATAAGTGTGTAGCGGGAGTGAAGCTATTGTTTCTGCTAAAATTCTCACACAAGCATAAACTGCAGTGGTTTGCATAGCTGTTCTTTCGTTGACATTCTTACCACTGGAAGTGGAGCCAAAGAAAAAACTATAGGTGGATCCAAACAAAGAATTCTTAGGTTTAGATCCTTGCTTAAACAATCTTGAAAATATATTAATGTGATCACCTCCTAAAAATGAGCATGAAAAAAGCACCTCAAGCGAGATGCTTTTAACCTTACTTTAATCTGCAAAATTATGTCATATAACATAAAGAATGCGTCTTAATTATAATTGTACTATAATAAAACGAAAGGCTACAGAGATTTATAGCCTTTCGTATACTAATACTATATTTGAGATGCTATATACTTTTCTATATTATCCATTAACTCATTAAAATCAGTTATTTTATATTTGATTCCCAAAATATTGATAACTCTCCTGCTTTCCTCCAATAAGTTTTTGTATGAAGATAAAATGGATGATGGTTCTAAGTTTGATGTACATTTCCTGTAGGCTTCATAAGCAGAAACTGAGATTTCCTTCTCTAAACTTTTAAATGGGTTTACCCAATGTTCTGTTTTATTCTCAAGTAACCTTATTAGTTGTAAATAATATTTTTGAGAATAATATAAACATTCTAAGGAGCGAGCCCATTCACCTCTTTTAAACACATTTATTCCTAATAGAATTGCATTTAGTAGGTTATTGAAGATAAATTCAACATTTTCTGCTGTCTGTCTTTCCACGTTACAATCTTGTAAAACCTGTAGTGATTTTCGAAGCCTACCATTTTTATCACAAAGACACATAGAATCGATATCTGGAAAGTACCCCACACTTGTAAAGGATTCGATAATTGTCATCTCACTTCGAGGTAAAAAATGAAATTCACCACGAATCAAGTTGGTGAATATCACCACTTCTGAACCATACTCATTAAAAAAATGAGTATATATAGGATATGCAGATGAAATCCATTTTTCAGTATTAAATTCATCATAGTAAATATCATCTATAAAAATATAAAATTCTATATCTGAAAATCTATCTCCAGAACTCTGAGTAAAAGAACCATACATCAATATAGAATCGATTCTTTCATCTTTTATTCCTTTATCTCGTATCAGTAAAATCATTTCTTCTTGTTTTAACATGCTTTCTATTCTCTCCTTATATTTAGATGTTTTTTTTAAATTAAGAATTTGGCATGTCAAAAACTGCTACACAACAACACATATGATGCTCCCCCTTCAGTATATTAAATCTTATTCTAATTACAATTATTTTTTGTTATAAATACTTGGCATTTATCTACTTATATGTAACTAACAATAGTTAAAATATAATTATATCAAATAATTATGAACAATTAAAGAACCAATATCCCTCTCTCATCATATACACTACCAGTATTAACCCCATCATTTCTTAAAGCCCTATCAAGTGCCATTATTGTTGCTACAGCACCATCTATCTTTTCAGGGGATCTTTCCTTATCTGGTTTAACACTCCCAACAGGATCAGTTCTTACAAAAATATTTATGTGATCACCTCCTAAAATATGGGCAACGCCATTTAAAAATGGCATGAAAAAAGCTCTTCAGTTGAGATGCTTAGAATTTTTTCCTTAAGTTAGGTCGTATAATATAAATACTGCGAAGCAAATTTACAATACTATCTAAAACCTGTATTAGAATTGATTTATCGTTGAGGACTTCACTGCTTTCAAAAAATCTTCAGGTGCTTGTGCAAATTGTAATTTTTCAAAATCCCTTTGCGACATATGTGACTCCAGAATCGGCATACATTCTTCCAAATCATTTTGCCTATACCCGATTACTGGGTCTGTCAACAATGAAAATCCAAAATCGGAATAAAGTTTTATTGCACGAAAGCTTGATGGTTGTGTATGAAGAAATATGGGATAGTCATCCTCTTTAATACCACTCATGACAATGGAAAGCAAAGCTCTACCAATGCCTAAACCTTCATAATTTTTCAGAACCTTAAGCCAGTGAATCGTAGCAATTTTGTCATACGCGTCCCATGCAAAGCATGTTGCGATTGGAATATCATTTTTATCACATACAAATAAACATTTTTCGAAAAACAAGTTTTCTCTATCCTTGTAGACATCATTATAGTATTTTGTCATAAACACTTTATATTCTTTGGCAGACTTCACATCATCAAACGGCATCTCTTTCCACTTATCCAATTCATTTCTTCTACACTTTCTAACGTGATACTCATCAGACAATTTAGAAAGTGCACTTGGATTTAGCATTTTACACATCATGAATAAATTTTTATCGGGAGTTTCTTTTTCTTTTTCCATAATAAATTATCCCCTATCTTTATTTATGCTGTTTTCTGTTAATTCGCACTTATCTACTTATGGGTAGTTAGCAGTAGTTAAAATATAATTATATCAAATAATTATGAACAATTAAAGAACCAATATCCCTCTTTCATCATATACACTACCAGTACTGACCCCATCATTTCTTAAAGCCCTATCAAGCGCCATTATGGTTGCCACAGCACCATCAATCTTTTCACTAGACTTTTCTTTGTCAGGCTTAATGTTTCCAGCAGGATCAGTTCTAACAAATATATTATCCATCATCCAACGAAGGACAGGATGGCCACCATGGGCTAGTTTTTCTTCTAGAGTAAGTTTCATTAATTCTTTAGTAGGAGGACTCATATCTTTAAAACCTTGTCCAAAGGGAACAACTGTAAAACCCATACCTTCTAAGTTTTGAGTCATCTGAACAGCACCCCAGCGATCAAAGGCGATTTCTCTAATGTTATAATCCATACCTAGTTCCTCAATAAAATTCTCTATAAAACCGTAGTGAACAACATTGCCATCGGTGGTTTTAATAAAACCTTGCTTTTTCCATAAATCATAATTAACATGATCTCTTCTAACTCGAAGATCGATATTTTCTTCTGGTATCCAAAAGTAGGGGAGTATACTGTATTTATCGTCCTCATCAATAGGTGGAAATACTAAAACAAAAGCAGTGATGTCAGTAGAAGAAGACAGGTCAAGGCCGCCATAACAAACTCTACCTTTTAAATCATCGG